GTACGGATTGTTTGGGTCTGTTACAGGAGTCAGGTACCGACGTTCGGTATTAACATTACCAAAGCCTAAATCCTCACCATTTAATGCATCAGCGAGGCGCGATCGCTTATTGAGTGGGTTGTTTCCTTCATAACGGTGCGTCGCTACATCCGCCACGTCATAAATAAACGAGTTGAGGACTTGTTGTGGGACATTAAAGACGTAGTTCGCGAATCCCAGAGACCCACGACCAAATTCTCCAAATTCACCTTTCGTTAAGTCTAATTGTGGTTTTGGTGGTGGTATATTCGGATCCGTTGATTCCGGGGCTGATAAATACGATAGTGCTTCAGCAATTTCGCGTTTGTTCTCTTCGGTCATAATGCCCTCTCTTCGGTCTATCGATTTACCTGTAAAGGCATCCCGCCACATGTAGTCAATGGCATCCAAAGTACGAACGATAATACCCGGTAATTGAATCAAACCTTGAACCCCTTCCCACGTTGCCTGAAAAAAGCCTAGAGGTTCTTTTTCTTTCTGTAGTCTCTGTATTTCTTGACCAATTATGGATGCTAGACCGCCACGGGCCTGAATGGCGTTTTGCGTGGCGGTTGTAACGTGATCCTCACCCACCTTACCTGTGATTGGTGGAACGGATTGAGTTAATCCAGCAAACTGATTGGTGGTATAAGCTTTAAAAAACTCATCTGCACTTCTGTTTGTTTCTTTGATGTCGTAGTACGCCTCTGGATACCAATTAACAGACGGAGACGTTATATCATCCTTAAAAATGGATTCAATGATCTTTCCATCTGTCCATTCCTTTTGTTTAGCAAGCTCTTTTTTAATTGCTTCTTGCGATTTTTTAATAACATCTAATGGGTTTTGATCCCAGTCTGGATTGGGTGCTTCAAACGTGTTGTAGTCAATATTGACTGGAACCGGAAAACTCGGATTAAATAAATCACCCTCTGCTTTTTCTAGGTATGAGTCTGGAGATACCAGGTCTTTTGCTGGCATTGGAGGTAACGGGTCACCATCTTCATCGGTACCTGTTATCAACGGATTATTCAGACTGCCCTCGTTAACCGTATTGGCTTTTAACGTCGGTAACAGTTGCGAGGGTTTCGGTTCGGTCGTCGGTGTCGGCGCGGCATCAACACCAGTCTGATCAGTACGTATTGGTTGCACATCCCGTTTTTGCGCTTCTTCGTTTGGGTCTTTTGGTTCTAGTACACTCATCTCAACGGGGCCTCATGGGTAATAATTTCGCCGTATTTCCGGATCATGTTTTGACATAGTAGGCAACCCCCAACTGGAGAACTGTGAACCCGCCGCATAGAGAGTTGTCCTCGATCATAACTGGTCTGATATCGCCGTCCAACATGCTCACCCAGCCGTTTTACATACCCACTAAAACTAATACTTGAGTCACTGGTGTTACTACGAGATTGTGGTGATTGATTTAACAATCCCTCACCACCAAAAATTACGGCCAATACGTCTTCTACCGTGTTTAGTCTGCCTTTATAAGGGGCTAAATACTCACGAACTAAGTCCATCTGCCGGGTTCGACTCCACCCGGCAATTTCGAGCAAGTTGATGGTTCGCCCATTCATGGTCTTTGTAATCCCACCGACTTCATCCGGGTAAAACTGGATGAGTCCAGTTGCTCCCTCTGCATTACGAATTGAGGGGGAAAATGTACCACCTGTCTCAAACGCCATCACATCCACTAACCACTGAGCCGGGATGCCAACAGAATCAGCAACAGAGGCAATTTTGCGGGCAAATTGACGGTCTCTGGCAATCACACCGTAGCCATAGTTGGCTTGCGGATTATTTCGACCTTGATAATCTTGTTTGTGGATTGACGCATATCCGTTTGACATGGGATTTGAGTTGTTAAATATGATCCTTTGTCTCACAATCAGGCGCGGATTTACCTTTAGCATTCCACCGCTGGCTTGTGGATTGCTTGGATACCCTGATGTGCTTCCACTACCCATCCGTCCAGGGGCCGTCTGTGTTGGCGGTGATCCTAACCCTCTTGGTGAGTGCTTGGCGTGTCGAATACTTGACAGATAGCGTATTGGGTCGATTGTCCCAGATTGCGGATTTGTAAAGCTGCTGTCATCCACCCAGACTTGAAAATGGAGGTGACGCCCTGTCGAATCTCCTGCACGGGGGTCTGCTGGATCACCACCAACCAAACCGACTGCATAACCCGGTGGTATGGTCTGTCCACTTCTTACATTGAACTTCCTGAGATGTGAATACTGCTCCACCCGTCCATCATGTGTTCTAACCATGACCGTACCGCCATAACCACCCCAATTATCTGCCAAGATGACGGTGCCTCCTTGGATGGTCAAAGCGCTGACATTATCGCCTGTAGCTGAATAATCAATGCCAGCGTGAAACCGCTTGTCTCCCTTAGTTGGATGACTTCTCCACCCATAACCACCCGTAACGGTGACTGGCGTACCACCGTGGAATGGAATACTGATGCCGTTAATTTTTGCAAAAGGGGCTATTGGGGGTGTTTCGGGGTAGCCTTCTGCTACCCCTTGGTTAAAATTTGGCAGTACCGATCCCCCTTTCTTTTTTGGATCATACTCTTCAGCCGCTTTTCTTTGCCCTGATGTTTGGGCCTCCATCTGTTTTATGAACGAATTGTCTTTTGGGTTATCAATGTTCAGTCCAATGGCTAACCAGCGATCGCGTAATTCCCGCATCGCTGGCAGTACTGTTTCACTCAGTCGGATGATGGCATCTCTGACTTCTGGAGACGTTTCGGGTCTCAAAATTGGCAACCCGGTTTCTGGGTCTTTCTGTGTTTCGACCTGTTTTAGTATCCCCGTTATTGGGTCAATCGTTTGGGGGTCTCCCAAGCGACCGGGGGTTACCTGGTCGATTACTTTAGCGACCTGCACCGAATACTGAGCGTATTGCTGTTGTAGCGCGAGCCACTCTTTGCGATCTTTGTTAAAGTCTTCTGCTGCCTGTACGGCCATCCGCTGCAAGGTGGTCAGAGGCGTTTTCCCTTCTTTGGCCGCTAACAACAGCATCCGAGCTTCCGGGCTGTTTTGGAGGATGTCATACGTCAACGCTCCAACATGATAGGCTTCTGCCTTGTTTGCATCATCAAAGCTAATGACCTCAGATCTGTCTTGGGCCATTTTTCGCAAAGCTTCTTGATTCTTTTCATAAGCCACCGCTTTGTCGGTGGTACTAAAGATGTCTGGTACGTTCCCGGCCAACTCAGGCACACCATGCTTTGTAGCTACATACCGTAAGGTTGATCGATATTCGTATTCGCCAATTTCACCTTTGTTATATTTATCGACTGTCGGTTGAATTTCGTCGTAAAACGCTTTAACAGCATTTGCTGATTCGACTAACGATTGGCGATTTTTCTCACCGCCTTGATATTGCTCTACGGCTTGAGTCAGTAACTTTGCTGCAATATAGGCTTTATCTTTGGCGTCTAATTGAAGCTTTTCTGTGCCTGTATTAAATGCTTCCCAAAATCCATTCCACGCTTCTTTCTGCTCTTCGACGGTTTTTGCCGTACTCAACCGTACACTAAACGATGCCGTAGAGGCATTCAGCTTGGCTAACTCGTAATCTCTCCAGGCTTCTTTGGTCTCTTTTAGCTGCTGAAACTGGCGTTCGGCTTGCTTTGACGCCACTTCATCCAACCCACTAAACGCAATCTTCCAGAGTTCGTCTCTCAGTTCAGGTGACAGGTCTTTGAACTGTTTGTTCAGAATAAGCTCTAAATCGCCCCGTGTTTTTTCAACACCGTCTTCAGATGCCCCTGACACAACCTGAGATCGCAATTCAAGCAGTTTGTCTCGGATGAGTGTTTGAGCCAGCACCTTACCTTCTTCTTGTTGCGTCTTAACCTGGGTTTCGTATTTCTTATCCGCTGTTTCTTGCTTCTCTTTTAGGGCCTTCTGGTATAACGCCAGACCACCCGTCAAGTTACCGACAATACCGGCAAGTGTCTCCGCTCCTTTCGATTGGGTTCTGCTTTGTGCCTCTTTTACCTTGGCATCCGCGATCGCATTGATCGAGTTTAATTGAGCTTGATACGCTTGCTCTTGGTACTGTCGAGCTTCTGCAAATTTCTGACCGGTTACATCCGGAATGGGTTGATGGGTCGGAGATTGCAGCGACATCGGATTTGGAATATTTGAATCAATCCCGATGACCCTAACAAGTTGTGATTCTGCCATATAATCACCAAAATTAACCGTAATAAGGATAATTATCCGTGCGAACATCCACGCCTTGCTGGATTGCCTTAGATGGCTGTTGGTACTGCTGCCAAGACGGAGTTGATAGCTGTCTTTGAGTAGGGTTCGCAAATAGTGGAGCTGCTTGCGAAAGTAATCCTGATGCACTATGTAAAAACGAAAGAAACCCATAATTAGGAATCGCACGTCGTTGTGCTGAAATAGCCGCTTGTTGCGACCGCTCACTAATCATGTTGGATAAATAACCCATGTTTGCACTCGCAGCGGCTGACTTATAAGCCGACTCTGTGGCTATCTTGTTTCGTTGGCTCTCTAAGTCCAAGATTTTAGTGTTGTAAACGTTTCCAATTTCGTTTAATTGCTGTTGTCGGTCAGCGGTCGATCGGTAGTACTCAGCCGTCTGTTGTCCGAGCTGTCGCTGATACTCTGCCATCGTGTCAGCGTATTCTGTGTTGGCGTCTACCGAACGGTTCCTTGTAGCCACATCTTCTTGAGTATTTTGAAACAAGTCCAGCAAAGACGAGAGTAAAGCCTCTTCGTTGGCCTGCTGTGTGCCCGATGTGAGCGCGTTACCCTGGGTTGCCGCCATGAAGAACGATAAAGCATCCGCCCTGGTTTTTTTATCCTTGAGTAGTTCCTGAGCATATTGAGCCATTTGGTTGCGTGATTGGACAATCAGATTCGCCGCCTCTTGATTCGCATTCACCAAAATGTTATTTGCCGACTCATTGGCTTGTGCTTCAATTTGTTTGGCTTGCGTTTGCATCGAGGAGATTTGTAGATCTTGCTGTAACCGCTCCAGCTCCATCCGCTGGCGTTCTTGCTGCGTCTGTGCATCAATGATCTGCATTTCGCGATCGCGCATTTGCTGCGAGTACGCTTTTGTACTTTCAAAGTGCGCTTGTGCTAGACGCAATCGGTCTTCTGACGCCAGAGCCTGAGCATCTAAGGCGTCTTGCTGTGCGCGTGCTGCTTTATTTTGTTGGGATATTTGGGCTACGGTTCCAATGGATGACAACCCTAAACCCACAACCGCTATTGCTTCTCCCATACCCTAATCTCCATAACTAAGCGAACTCTTTGATTTGCTGCTGGTGGTGATTTGATAGCCGACTAGATCAAATGCCGTGTCGCTAAAGGCCCAAATCATCGATTGAAAGGCGTAGCTCGTACCTATGATCGGCTCCACCATCCGGGCAAACCGTTTGTATTGTCGAGATGACGGCGTGATGTCAAACGAGGCAACATCCCAATAAATTTCTGAAAATCCATAGACATCAGCCGTTGAAAACCCTTCATCTAATTCCTCATAAATAAAGACCAGGTTGAAGTTCAGCAGCACCTTATATCGACCAATAATTTCCTCGTAATTTTGTAAACTCGCCGCGTTGACATCGTTATCTTTATAAACATCCTGACCAATGGTGTTATCAAAATATCCGATGTAGTGGGTCAAGTTTTTTAGCTTGTGCAGGGACTCACGCAAAAATAACGGAGACTTGTGATAGCTGGGATAGAGGCTTCCATAGGTCAAAATTGCACCGTTGACACCTGATGAAAATGTCAGCTTATAACAGCCGCTAGTTACGTCCTCTGAAACCGTGTAATCCACGCCCTGAGCCAGTTTAACCTTGTCTCGATACACCACTACCGGGTATGTGTTGTCTTGAGCACGTTGCTCAATTGTTAACGTGTTACCATCACCGGGTAGTGTGAGCAAATACACGGTGGACTTGTGGGTTTTGACCCAATCATCCCCAAATACGAGCTTGCTACCGTTTAGATACACCTCACAATCTTGGATACTGGTCACGTCCAAAATCCTGAAACCACGGCCATTCCCAGTCTCTTCAATGGAGGTTGGGTACTCCATCTTCCATGCTTTTGTCACATACGTTAATTTACGCACCGGGACGTTTGTGACAATATCAAAAGCACTAGACCCGCTGACTGTATAATTTGTCACCTGATCAAAATAGTATGAGCTACGTAGTTGCAGGTATTCAATGTTGTTTGGGGCAGTTGAAAAGCTGATGTATTTGGTGGACGCAATGATCGGCGTCACCTGGTTCGACGACGATACCAGCAGGGCTCCATGAAAGCTGTGCCAAACCCCGCCAGTTGTGTTGTATTCTGTCCATGCTTCTCGAATCGTCGAATATACGTAGAGATGATCGGAGACATACGGTTGGTTGATCCCGCTGACAGACACATACACTTCTTCATTTAATGAATCGTACATCATCCAAGCAGTACCCTCGTTGTACGGGGTATTGACACTTGACAACAGGTTACGGATCTTTATAGACCGCTCACCCGCTGTGTAATCCCCGGCCTCAACGGTTGGTGTGATGTCATAGACACCCGATGAGGATAAAAAGAGTACGGTCTTATCCACTTTGATCACGGATAAGGCATTAACGGCTCCCAATGCAGCGATGTAGTTCAAGTATGTGTTGGTGGGTGTGATCGTACCCGTTTGACCGCCGTGAATCCGATAGAGGGCTTTACGTGTAAAGACAAACAAATTGTTTTGATACTCAATCAACCCCGTAATCAAGTCATCAATTGTATTGGCGATCAACACGTCCACAGCGTCTGTTGATAGCCCGCGCTCTAGGGACGTTTGATAATTGTTGTAAAACGTTCCTGCACGGGTACTGTCGAGTACGTTACTCATCAGCACCATCATGGGGTTATTTGGAAAACCACCAAAAACGATACGGCCTTGGTAAATCGTCACTGTCCGTGGAAAGCTACCTCTTGAATAGTCCGCCACGACCCCTAGACCGTACGCCGCAAAGATAGACCCATCCTTAAAGTCAGTTCGCTCTGATAACGCGGCGGTTCCAACAACATTGACATCCACTTCGGCATTGATGATCTCAACAAACGATTCGGGTGACATGCCGACTGGGTTTGTGGCGGTAAAACTCACGTAGGCTCCCACCGTCGTATTATTGGTGATCGTCGTAGACCACGCGGAATCTCTGAGATAATACGTAGGGCTTGATGAGGGTGTACCACTTGCCGCTGTTGGGTTTGTGTTTTGGGTGTAGAGTCGGTTGTTGACATACACCAACAGCTTGTTCGCGGACTGACCTTGACCCCCGCGAAACGTCAGTTTAGCCGACCGCAAAAAGTGTACGGCGTCTGGTGCTGACGGGGTTGAACCTGAGTATGGTTCAATATCACCGAAGGTCACATAGGCTAACCCTGGAGTGATGGGATCGGCGATCGCCTTATCGTAACGACCTCCTTGCGAATGATTCCACTCGGTACTTAACGCGGGCTTAAAGTTAGATTTGAACGTAAATGGATCATTGTAGTTCGTCGATTTGAGTACCTCAATCCCGTAAAACCCGTAAAAGGCTTCCTGAACCCCTTGAGTAATCCGAGTGCTAATTTTCACATTTTGATCTTCAACCGACACATGAAACCGTGTGGTGTGCTGGTGGATTTGATCGCCTTCCATTTTGATCGACTCTGACCACCACTGCCATGTGATAAAGACGATATCAATCAGATCAGACGTCGCAATACTGCCATGTGTGATGGTTGTCGTTCCCCCTGAATACGAAACACTAAACCCACTCGCCACTCTGACTCCGTTTCGGTAGTAGATGATGTTGGTCGTGGCGATTTGGGCAAATCGGTCATCGGTGAATGCATAGGATCCATTGGTGGTGGCTGATCCCGAATGTTCCACCAATGAGACCTGGATTGGAACGTTCACGCCAGTCGTCATGATGATCCTGGGTTCAACCTCACTGGTCATGACAAAATCACATCGCACCCCGGCGGCTTTTGATGACCACACATTTGATTTTGTAATGACCGGTATTAAGGCATTATTTTCGTAGGCATATACCACCAGACTGGTTTGTTCTTTCGCAAGCAAACCAATCTGACCGTTTTTATAAGCCACCGGGATTAACGTGGTTCCAGAGGCATCCGTTAACCCGGATCGGTTGTAAAGACTCAGACTACCAGATCGCTTTACGATGTCTCCCTGTTGCGACACATAAACATTACTCATATCTGGTGAGTCTTCGAGCGGAATGTTCAGCCTTGAACTGATGGTGTTTAATCCACCGTACAGCGCCGTTTGTAGAACTTCATCATCTCGTGATCCCGTCCGTGTCGAACCTAGGGGCCCCGGTGTCCCTTGTTGATTTGAATTGTCGAGTGCCATTATGCTCTTCTCCACCCTTTGTACATGTTCCCACCGAGCGACGTTGCAGCCGTGTTCCGACCCCGTAATTGAAGCGCTCTAGCTTCGTATTGCTTGTTAAACTCCGTGAGTTTTGCCACATCTGCACTCCGATCCGTACCAAACAAATAAGCAGCACGAATGATAACAAGTTCTAAGTATGGATCGGGGATGACGGTAAATACGCCGGAGTCCGTGGATGGCGAGTCCACCCATTGGGTGATATAAAACCAAATTTTGGCCTGCTCTGTTGTGTTTGTTGGGTACGGTGAGATACGCACTTGCTTGTCTGTAATTGGACTAAAGTAATACGCCCGATTAGAGGCGTCACTATACGGGCTATCGGGTAGTTTAATAAACTCCGATTCAGGGATAAACAACAGATCAAATCGACCCCCGCCTGCGTCATAAGCGACTCCACGGATGCGTTGGGTAATCTCAGGTAACGTGGCAATGTTACCCACCCAAGTGGTCGCGATCGTCTCAATGCGTGCCCAATACCAATCACTGAGGTTACAAACATCTACCAAGGCGGTGCGAATTGCACTTTTGACCATCGCACCAATCGTATTGTTCAAACTGGGTAATGGCCGTTCCCCGCATTTAAGCAGGATATCATTCGCCACATCGATTAACGTGAATGCCATAAAAAACCCCTAGCGTAATCTCTAGGGGTATGTATAGCGATCCTTTGCTGGGAATCGAGGTGGTTGAGTGAAAAATTTAGACTAATCCATCTTCATCCGTGCTAATTACCACAGCAGCATCCTCTCTATAAAGTTTAGCGCCATAGATTTGGGTATGCACTACATGGTATTCCTGGTAATCTGTTGACCAAGCAACGTCCATCATTGGCATCTTTTGAGGCCAAAAGGCAAGCCATTCAGGATGACATAAGATGGCTGAGTAGTAATTTGCAGTGAGGGGAGTGATCGTAAAATCACTCTGGGTAGGGTAATAGGGAGACCCCGCCATCCCTGGTGTGGGTGCAGGGGTACCATCGTCACCATTGGTATACCCGGTCAGAGAGTTAATGGTCAAATTCGAGGTTAGGACTACGGGCACCCCCAAAATCTCACCAATCGTCCCTCTAGAAATATCCGATATTTGCCCATAATCCTTGTGGATAAACTTCGGTTCATTCAGCAATCCAGCTTTATGACCCACACCCACGATTAACACCCGTCCCTCTTGGGGGACTTTGCGTTTATCGAGTATGGTATTCGCCGCCAAGATCGTCGGATAGTCGATCGGTGAGGACGATACGATGTGGGACGACGATGAATACCCAATCACCGCCGCTCGTTGGGCGAGTAAAAAGTTATCAATGTCCTCGGCTAAGGCTCGACCGGCTTCGTTTGTATACTCATTGCGCAAATTGGTATGGGATTGGATCCGAACAATGTCTTGGATTGGGAACGAGGACTCCATGTATCGATCTACTTCCATCATCCATTCGGTTTCCGTTCGGCTTTGGTAGTGTACCGGGTTACCGGGGACAAACGCTCGGACACCCAGACGTCCTAACCGGGGCATCCGGATGCGATCGCCCGCACCATAATTACCGCCGATCTTCTTAACGTAGTTGGCCATGACCAAGTTTGACCGGCGATATCGGATTAACTCAGTTCCCCATATTTCCGGTCGAAAGGCGGCTGTTTCGGCCAACCCAAACGGAGTTCCAGACGGGGCTTTAACGGTATACGGCATGTTCGCTCACTCCTAATCTCTAAAATGCTCTGATGTAACTTGGGTCGTATTCGACAGCCTCTGGTGGGATATCCGACCAGTTAATACGACGATATTCATCGTCTGACATTTCAACTAAATCACTCATTTTGTAGAGTTGTTTTGGTTGATTAATACGACCTTGAGGGGTTGTAGCTCGTGAGCTACGGTTAATGGATGGTGTGGCTTTCATCGACCGTTTTTTCAAATCTCCTTCGATTTTTGCCCAAATAATTTTTGCCCCATCCACATCATCTAGTGCTTGTTGTTTGTTCGGCGGTAACGTATTAAAGTACGCACGGATTGCTCGCATTCGTTGATTAAACTCTGCTTGATCGACCTGCCAATCGGTTTTTAGTATTTCCTCTTGACGTGCAACACTCATCTGAGCGAGAGCTTTTGTCCCACCGCTTGCTTCAACTTGTGCCCTAAATGCAACCAGTTCTTGCACTAAGTTCAACGCATCATTGACTGGCATACCAAACAACTTTTCAAATGATGCGTTAAAATTTTTATCAGCTTCAGTGTATGTGGTATCCTGGGTATCGTGGCTTTCTTGTGAGGGAGATTCGTTTGAGTCTCCCGTTTTTTTGTTTAATTCATCAATATATAGGTCTAATTCACTTTTATCTTCTTGTGCTTCAGCGTCGATATCTGTACTGTCAGAATCAACTGTCTCTACCTGTTCTTCTTCAGGGTTCTCAACAGTGTCATCCTCAAAATATCCGTATCGTTCAACGGAGTAATCCTCTTCTTCAGGTACGCTGATTTTTGGTGGTATAGTCCCTTGCTTGATGTTCATACGTGTGGTGACAATTTATGTTTTACTGTTGTCACGCTTAGCACCTAGATACCTAAGCCTGATCGCAATTGTTCCAGTATGTCACCGACCGGCTGCGCCATCATGGATGCTTTCAGTGCTCCAACCGCCGGTTGTCCTCCACTAAACTGTGCTGCTTCTTCAATTGCCGATAAGTCCTGAGATGATATTGGAGCAACACCACCACCACCCAAACCAACAGGTATAGAGCCACCAAGTGATTCCTCAGGCTGCGCTTCAGGAGCAGCACCTTGAAGAGCTGCTGTCTGGTCAGGTAGCGCCGCTCCATACGCTTGAGGTGCTTCAGCGTTAATAAACCGTTCATAGTCCTCTTCCAAAAATCTAGAGGCTAAGTCTATTAAAACTTCAGTCCAGTTCAACTGCTCCGCCATTTGTGGCACTGAGCTTACTGCTTGCAAAAAGTCCAATCGATTTTTGAGTTCAAACTCTCTATTTGCAATGTGATCCGCTCCCAGCGGTATCACGTCCATATCGATGGATAACTGCCCCGGGCCTACTTCGAGGTATTCCCAACTCCCAGGCTGTTCCCCTCGAATACGAACCACCTCAGGCACAGTAACAAACTGTTGCATATACGCATAGGTTCGTTTGAGTAACGGCATGAGTGCATTGTATTCGATGTGGCGATGTATACCATTCAATCGATTTCCACCGGCTTCTCGTTGTGCGTTGATCTCTTGGGCGGTCACCCGTTCACCGCTTCTGCCAACACCGGCGGCAATAAAGGGTGTGGTGCCTGTTGCTTTTTCGATCTTGCTGGACAGTAACTGCTCTTCGGTGATGGAGTACTGGAAGTCTGTATCTCTTGGGATTGGTTTAAGGGCACCCATTTGCGCGACTGGGATGGTTCTTCCGGGTTCGGTGTAAATCTGGTCTAAGTCAACCGTCCCGTCATTGAGCACCTCCCACATGGGGTTGGTGGCAAGCTCACCGCCGTCCAACCGCTGATTCATAATGATATTGAGTTCATGGATGTTACCCAGCACGGGGTCGAGTGCGGACAAGCCATAAGGTGAATTTAATACGGGAATGTAGGTTGTAAAAATGAATGGCTTGCCTTCCCAAAATGGGTTCGTTTCAAATGCCAACAAGCAATCCCCGGCGATCGCAACCACCACATCGCTGTATTCAATGTCTTTGAGCCGTAAATCACCCCAAAACTCAATAATCTCGATCGTGTCTGTCGGTGACCAATAACCCACACTGTTTGAGATTCCTAAAAAGTCATTGAGTTCATGTCGTTTTGTGTTTGGCAGGGTATCTTTTGGCTTCATCTCCTGGATTTTTTTAACGGTGGTCAGGTCGTACACTCCTTCTTCCACCAGGCGGATCACTTCCCCTTTGGTTTTGATGATCCGCCGGATAAAGTTAGAGTCATTTGGGTTTCGAGCACCGGGGTCTAACCAAACATCAAACATATCCAGTACTTCCAGCTCAGGTGCATTCTTTACCACTCGTTCTGTCGGCTGAGCCGTAACAAGGTCTCCCTCGTGTGGATCGCGAATGAGCACATTTCTGAAGCTATGTTTCGTTTCATAGCGCCAAGGTAGAGCAATACAAGATGTGCCTGTAATAATGGCTTGTCGGACATTGGCGTCCCAATGATCCACAAACATCGCATCCGTCAGCTTCTTATGGGTATACTTTTTCATCATCCTGAGGTACTTCTTCCATTCAGGATCCCCAACGTAACTTTTCGGCAGCAAGTCAAACCAGTTGTGATTTGGGAAAAAAGCACCCTGTAGCCAAGAGTTAACGGTCTCAACAATCTCAAACGCTTTACTGGTGGTCAGTTGATGTCTCCAGTCGGCCTGCACATTTCCGACCACTTGCGAGATGCGCTGCCGAACCCATCGGTTACTTTGAGGCGTTCCGAGATAAGCCGCCCATGACTCCAACCAGGTGTCTTCTCGCACACGACGAGCTGCGTCATATTCTTCTTTAATGCTTCTCACCGACTGGATAATCGCCATCGCTCGTTTCTTCTTACCGCTGACGTCTCCAGATAGATTTGTGGCAATCAGATGGGAATCGTCGATCTCGTAGTCGTATTCTTTCATCGCAATCCCCCATATTTTTTATTACGAAAATACAGTACTTTGTTATCTATTTTTGTTTTAATCGGTGGTCTACCGAGTTCTACCATCATGCACAGAACATCTAGCGCATCATCATGTGAGGTGGATCGCGGGAAAAAATTGATTTGATCTTTAAGCTCCGTGTCCGAACCCAGATAGTTCTGCATGAACACCATGGAATTTGAAAACACGGGCTGTAAGATAGCTTCGATCCGTTCCTTTTTGTTTGTGGCGATGTTGTCCCGTCTCTCTCGACCGTAGATCATCTGAGACGGGCGGTAATCCCGGATGGCCATCGGGCGGTATTGAGCGAAAAAGGTGCGGATTGTGAACACCAATGAAGCCTGAAACCCAACCGTTTCAATGTGGATTGCGTTCAATTTCCACTTATCGGCAAGGTTATACATCTCTTTAATCCACTCATCGGTTTTCCAGCGACCCATTTTGAGGTCTAGGACGTAGAGATTTTTGTCTTCATCACATCCACCTACACCAATACAGGTATAGTCAGCCCGTCTGTTGATCGAAGCAGCCGGATCAATCACCAGCACAGGACGGATCAGGATTTCTTTATCCCCTCTTGTAATCTCAACAATACCTTCAGATTTAATTCTGATACTGGATGGATGTAAGTATTGGATTCGATCGCTCGATAAGACCTGCTCTTCAGGAGCCAGGATCGTATTGAGGTATTGCGACCCAAACCGACGAGCAGACATGGACTGACGCAACTGTTCCTCATAGTTCCGGCTCATCCGGTTCGTCCAGAGATACCCATCGCGATCATCTTTTCCGTTCTTGTAAATATTTTTGATGTAGGCTTCAAACCCTAAATCTTCTTGTCGTTCTAGTATATTTCCGTAGTAATCATCTTTGTCATAACGGGTACCCAATACATCGATTTCACCGCCTGTCTGGCTGATTTTTCGAGCGTGTGTATCGGGTACTCCAACATTCTTCAGGATTTCTTCCAACCACTCATCACGCCAAACCGGGTCAAGAACGGATTCAATGTCCTGGATCCACGATAAGAGACGTTCTCGTTTTTCTGGTGTGTCCGAATTATCAAAGGTAACAATGTCATCAAAAACCACTTCGTCATAATGAAACCCGGTTGCAATCGATCCTACAGACCCAGCCACCAGGGTTGGCTCTTTCATGATGTCTGGACGCAACACCTGGATGGCATCGTTGCGCCACACAATCTTTTTATCTTCTGCCTCTGTATCTTCACTACGACGTTGCCGACCAGCACGATCCATCACCGGAATAAGACGCCCTTCAATGTGCGGGCGGTCGTTCCAGACATGTTCTTGGAGCCATGGGTCTTCCAAATATGCCCTCACTTCCCGGATAAAGGATGTCGATAATTCCTTTCCAGAACATCCAACAAAGCGCCTGACGTTCGGATTCTGGTAAATCCTCCAAAGAGACTTCCCTACTGAGAGTAAAGTGCTCTTCAGATGACCCCGTGGCAGTAAGTGCAATCGTCGTTTTTTCCCGCCTATCCTCGTATTCCATCTAGCTACCTCAAAGTGACACCGACCAAAATTAGCTACACCACCGTGAAAGCTAATCATGTCAAGGAATGCCCAATAGTCGTATAGAGCCGTGATTTTTTGTTCACGGCTGGGTATGCGTGGTTGGGCATTCCGTCTAGCCATTAAACACCTTCGGTTAACGACTGCTCCGTTTCATAAGCGATGTAGTGAGGTTCCGCCTCAAACCGCCAAGTGATCGTCTTAGACGCTTGACCTGTTACTCGAATACGAATGAATGGGTCATCCACCGATGTTATCCCCTGGACATCAAGCGCTAGTACGTTCGCAGACGCCCCCGATCGGATCATCGTAGCAGCCGTAGCGGCTGTCCCGATGACTAGTGGATTATTTTCAGTACCTGCACCGTCTAAATCTACACCATTTGCCAGTTGGAACGTACCGTTGGCTAACCGCTCAAATGCAATCGCCGCACGATTCCAATTTGTCATCACGTTACCGTCCGTTAGGTTGTAGGCCATACCCGTTATATAAACAACCCCGGCCCCTTGTGCTTTGGGAAGGTAAAGACGCCGATTGGTCTTTCCCTCGATGAAGATTTCGGTTTGTGTAGCATCTGTAGTACGACCCTTATACACATAGGGTTTACCGTATTTGCCCTGGACAAACCTCGCTTGGATTTCCTGGATCCAAGTCTTTGGGTATTTGATTGATGGCACTGGTTAATCCCTCCAAATGGATAGTCTCTGGTCTAATTAATCAAGCACATCGGACATTATGTGTTCGTACAATGACATGACATTAGACCCGGCCATGTCGCTCGGTAGCATGGTAACACCCACTACATGCCCGTCTTTACCAATCTCTTTTTTTACGATGGCTACTAGTTTTTCCAAAATCATAAGGATCGCTTCTAGGTCTTTGATGTTTTTTGTAACTAACATCGCAGAAACCGTTAGCATAAACGCCATCAATTCACGCTTTAACTCTTTGCTGATGACCATAAAAAAGTCTCCTGTAATACACAGGAGACGTTAGCACTTATCGTGTTATTGAGATGCAGTTTTAGGCTCAACTCGGCTACCGGGGTTTGGCTTCACCCGATAACAACGATCGCTTCTCAGATTGAGTATAGCTTGGTGTGGCTTGTTGTCGTTTTTTATCTTGCAACTTTCCACGGTTTAAGACTGAACTCGATATGAGTCCAGTTTGTAACCCGATTGACCTAGCGTACTCATCCGCCAAAAGCTGTTGTCTCGTTCGGTCGTATAACGCTAACGATGCTTGCTGATCACTCGCTGCATTGATTCCTTCAAGCAGTTTCTGGTATTCCAACGCTCTTTGGCCTGTTTCCGCAGATTGCTGTTGTAACAGCGAATACTGTGCATTGTAGGCTTGGGTTTGTTGATCAACTTGTTGACGCAACAAAGAGAGTTCATTCGTTCTTGCCGCAGCAGCTTGACGCTCTAGCTCTAGACGCTCACGCTCTAATGCTAACTGCTCTTGTCTTGTCTTTTGATCGACAGTATTTTTGCTTTTTTTGCTTCCACCCATTTACTTAAGCCTCAGTATTTTTTCTCTTTTCTTGCAATAACTTCAGTTCTTTTTCCAACCGCTTGATTTCCTTATCTGTGCGATCGCGCTCAGCCTGAATTTTCCGTGCTTCCTGTGCCCTAGCCGCTAGCGCTCGTTGCGTTTCCGATTTGGTGTATTCCCGGTTGAAATAGGACAATTTCTCGGACGCTGTTGGTGTATCTAAATAATCTTCAATATCGTCTAACGTTAAATTGTAGCTGACGATCAGGCTGGTTACCTCTGCAATTCTTGCCTGCTTGACCGCTTTTTTATTCTTTTCAAATTCTTGAGCACCCGTTAAATTCGCAAGATCAATCATCACTTTTCTCCTAAACCGACACAATCACGTTTATTTTTAAGTTCTCGTATGTTGTAATGATCTTCCACAACCCTGGCTTCAATAAGATTAAGTTTATCGTTGTTGCTTTGTGACTGTCGTTCCAAACGGTCTAACCGAATATGGATACTGAGTGCCAGACCAAATATCGCAATGGTAAACGATATGCCTGTGGCAAAAAGTGGTACAGATTTTGACGCAATATCTAACCAATTCACTTCATTTTTCCACCTATATACTGACGTTAAAAATAGCACTTATAGCAACTCCAGAATTGCGTACTGTCTTCTGAAGTCTGTATTTGCATTAGCGGTACCAAATTGGATGGTCACCGTAAAGGTCTGTGCAGCGGTACTATCGATGGCCGCTGAACCCGAAATCGCAGTGTCCCCTGTTGACGATGCTCCAAAGTCACCAATACCCGTCGTAGTTGTGCCATTACCACTTAGCGTTAAGTGTCCACCAAGTGTTTGTACGTTCGTTGCATTTTGAGCACTTAAGTAGATCGTTGCGCAAAAACCACGTCGGTTCCCACTTGTTGACAATGAGATAGCATCAGCATATAGGGTTGTTGCTCCAAACTTAATTCTGGGTGTAAAGGTGACGGTTGCCCCGGAGTTGTTCAAGATATCACCAAGCAACGTTAACCTCATCATGCGGGTTGTTCCAAGCGTGTTACCCGGTACCGAAAAGCTAAATACAGAGGTTTCTGTGGTTGTGTTTACCACCGTTTGCAACGTGTTCGCTCTGGTCAATACAGATGGTGCATCTGTCCAGCGAACCCCAGACGATTGAGCCGAATCAGCCACCAGCAGTTGGTTGTTGGATCCAACAGCGACCCGGATCGGGTCGGTTCCATCGCTGATCACCAAATCCCCTTTGGTCGTCAGCGGCGTTAGTGCGTTCCAGTCGGTCTTGTTGATGTACGCGCTGATATTGTTGGGTGAGTTCGTGTCTTTTTGCCACTTGACATTGCGCGCATTCGCCGGTGCGGCTGGTGTTGTGTCATCAAAATCAGCATCGATGGCTGCTGTGCCATTGACGGAAATGTTATCACCACTCCCAGAACCCCCATCATCTGACCCATTCACCCAATTGGTACCGTTGTATTTAATCACCTGGTTACTCGTGGGTGATGTGATTACGACATCATTGAGATCATCGATGTTAAGCACGCCAAACCCTAGTGTCCCGCCCGATCGCCGTAATACCTGACCGTCAGCCGTGGCGGCTATATCGGCTGGAGCACCGGCTGTATTGGCACTTCGACCGATGACCGTCGTGGCACTCGATAGCCGCAGCTTGGCATTGGAGATCGAGGCATCTAATACGTCAGCCGCGATCGTGTTGCTCGTGTCGTTATAGGTAAAATCAATGGTTGACGTGTCTGTGAGTGCTGATGCAACGGCATCTTGGGTGGCTTCGGTGAAGTCAGAAATGGTTGAGGCGAGTTGTGTTCCCGTGTGATTCGCCCGGTTTAGCAAAAACCCATCGGTGGCATTCGCCGTTGCACCGGCTGCAATCCCATCCAGTTTGTTTTTGTCGGTGTACGACATAAACCCAGACGCACTTGCCGTTGCATCTGAATGACTGTGTGCAAAATCGACAATATCCGCTTTGACATGACCATGGTCAAAATCGGTTACATCCGATTTGACATGGGTATGTGCAAAGTCGGTTACATCTGCTTTGACATGCGTGTGTGCAAAGTCCGTGACATCTGCTTTGACATGTGTATGTGCAAAATCGGTTACATCCGATTTGACATGGGTATGTGCAAAATCTGTAATCTCAGACTTTGGATGTGTATGTGAAAAATCGGTGACATCCGATTTGACATGCGTGTGTGCAAAATCTGTAATCTCAGACTTTGGATGTGTATGTGCAAAGTCTGTGATGTCTGCTTTTGGATGGGTATGGGCAAAATCTGTAATCTCAGACTTTGGATGTGTATGTGCAAAGTCGGTTACATCTGCTTTGACATGTGTATGCTGTTGGGTCGGTACGGCATCCGCTAACTTCTGCACCGTCGTTTGTACCGTCGTATTGGTGGATGTGTCCCACAACGTCACCAAATCCAGCAAGCTGACTGTACCCGAAAGGGCCGTTAGTTGGTCATATCGTTTGTTTGCCATCGTTCTCTACACCCACACCAGGTAATCGCCTGTCTCTGTAATCAAAAAATCGTCAACCTCATCCACGATGCGGTATTCCTCTGGAGGTAATACAGTTGAACCTGCTCCACCCCCTCTGGGTTTCCCAATCTCTGGCAGCTCTAAGCGCTTAAATCCCGTTTCCCAAATCATCAATTACACCATTGATACTGCACCACGGATCCGACTGTCTCTTCAATCACCTTGATCACGGTGCTCGATGACACGTGAAAAAACGTGGGTACCGCCGTTGCATCTGTGGCAAACCGAAATCCAACACTTGCCGTTGGTGTTGTTCCATCAAACGTGACGCGCACAGCCCCGGTCGTCACTTGAAACAACAGCTTTCTCGCTCCACCATCAGGCACCGTTAACGTGTTGACACTCGCTAACGCACTGAGCGCCACATGCGCACTGAGCGGCGATATTCCTTGCTCTTTGCCGTAGTTGGCCTTTCTACGGGCCTCTTCATACTCAGGAGGGTTCGGCATTGTATTGTACTCATTCAACTCACTCCATGAGTAGCACGGTCTGACTGTATCTATTTTCTTGAAAGAAATTTATGTAACCCTGATGAGGGTATTTATATTCTTGAAAGAAATTTATGTAAAAATTGTTAGGTCGTGCTATGCAAAATCAACCCAAAAGTCAACCCCCCTA